GTCCTATGTAGATACCTCTAACGCCTATGAAGGGGTCATTAACTGACTGAGAAGGGTAGGTTTGCATAAAGCCTTACTTCTTGTCGCAATTTCTTGCTATCTCAGCCGGGACTATCCCAAGGCTTGTTAGGCCCTAAGCGCTAGAGTTGTTTGATTCTACACGGTGCTCCCCACAGCAATCTTGTGGAGATTCTTTCCCACCAGGGCTTCCCAAAGGGGAGTCTTGGTAGTAGGGTCATCGAGCCAATCCCAGACAGAGTCTGGTTTTGGAACGATGACATCTGTTGAAAGATCCATACAAGGGTTTGCTTGCAGGTCCGCCGAAATTAGAATCTCGACCTCCTTCATAAGGTCGACAGACAATCCTAACTGCGCTTTAACCGCGGGTCTGTCAGTCCATTCAATGGACGCCAGATCTGCAAAGTCAAGCAAGTCAAATTGGATAGCTCCAGGAGTCGTAGCCTCCGCAGGATCAACAATCCCGTGGAGATTTACACTAAATGAGAAGCTAGGATTTCGACCTTTCCACATCGTGACGAGGTAAATCCAAAATCCAGGTGAAATCAGTACCAGGGGAACAGAGAATACCCCAGTAACCCAGTCTCCTAAAAGAATAGGCATCTTTACCCAATTACGGGTAAAGTACTGTAGATTCTCCTTAGCAGTTCTGGTTTTGTTGGCCATATCTTTCTCTACCATCGCCCAAAAGGCACGGATGAGATACGATACGGCAGAACTCATCGGGAGTCGCGTTACGGATTCGAACCATGAGTCAGCGAAAGCTGTTACATGGCGTCCGTCTCGCATTAACCCTGATGGGCCAACAATAGTTACATACAATAGCATCATAAAAGAGGGCGTGACATTACGTCGCACTTTCTTAAGTGATGCAATTGCATTCTCAACTTGCTTCGGAAAAGCGATCCAACTGCGCTCAAAGAGATGCAAGACCAAGACTGGATAAAGGTAAAGGTTCCGTAGAACGGCCAGGAGTAATCCCGGTCCGACTGCAGAAAGTTCACCTCTAGTTCCACTTACCCAACGCTTAGCGAATTCGACCATTCCGGTCTCTGAGATAATTGATTTACTCAGATTAATCGGAACACCCAAATGTCGCATAAGAGCTTGATAGTGTCCCGCAACAGCTTCATCGGCGATGACTAAGTCATCACCTAACAAAGCATAATGCGGGAACCAAGTAGTCCAACCCGCTCGAAGAGCAGCCAGCTGAACAATCACATGGTGACTGAAAGCAAGCATTGCCCAAGAGCTTAGCGCCCCCATCGGTTGCCCGACGGCGTAACGAACTGGATTACCTTGGAACCACCAATCCCGATCCAACAACCCTGCCCAACATTTTGCAAACCATTTTCCGAAGAGAATGGTAAGAATTTGTTGTTGCAGCGCAATTGGAAGGCGATCCGTAGCAGCAGAGAGATCAAAGCTGAAGGCGGGAAAACCTAATCGAACACGGGGTAAAACCCACTGCTCGACAGGCTTAAACTGATCAAACGTCCCATCTTGCTCAATTTTCTTGAGCATAGAGAAGATGGCTAAATGCAGAGGCTTGAACACTAATTGTGTCCAAAAATCTGTAATAGCAATGATCCGTCTTTTCCCGGCCCCATCCTTGTTGAGGGCGGACAACCGTCCTAACTTGAATGGGATGACCTTCAGACCTTTGATCGCAACCAGAACTACCATCCCTGGGATAGAGATCAACTGGATAATGAGTAACCACGCCAACGCGAGGAACTGTCGATTGATAACTATAAACCCTAATAGGAAACACCACTGACGTGGGTTTTCTACAAAGGCGATAGCATCACTCCCAGCGAACCAAGTTGCCCGTGGCCCATTAGGACCAGCGGACTCACTGATGCTCCAAGAGACTCCCTTAATGACCATTCGAGGAAATAGAGCCAGAACTCGGCCCAGCTCATTAATATCGAGCAATGGGCTGATCCCGTTAAAAGGATCAGTGATCGTTGCCAAATTTGGCTTCGATACAAAGTTTAAAACTCTATACATCGAAAGGACAGTAAGTACAGTTCGGACGACTAATCGGTCCTTTAGCCCACCTTCACGACGAAATCGCAAGATGACGGCGCGAAGGAGGCCAGGAATAATCGTTGGAAGGCCTGCTCGACTCAAATTCAAAGACGGCGCCCCTTTTGTGAAGGGACGTCTCTTATGATTTAAGAAGGCAATCACATGAGCGAGAGCTTCCTTCATGTAGAGAACCAGGAATTTCTTACCTGATTTTCTCCATAGAGTAAGCAACCGTTCAGTGAACTGTTTAAAGGCACTCATGTATTCAGTCAAACCTACGGACAGGATCAACAGATGAGTTATCCCCCAGATTTCTCCGGGAGATGCCCATCGTCGATTTACAATGGCAGCCGACATAGATTTCAAAGACATGAAAATTGTCGCGATTGATATGCGGTTGTCATTTCCAAAATCGATACTTGTCACGAGGTTGCGAGGTGCGAGCACACACCCTCGCGCTTCGGCTGCCTAAGCGACGAAGACTACAGAGGTATCAAATTTTGGGGGATTATCTTCAATCCCTTTAGATGCCCACTATCACACTCTCAGACTTTGACGTGTCTGTTCGCATAATAGCTGTTCCAAACGCTGGTACTAAAACTAGCCGAAAGGACAGGGTGGGGTCTGGTCAGACATACTCGGGGCGGCAGGGTCCCTCAGGGACTGGCTCGCGG